CGGTGTAGTTTTGAAGGCTCATGCGTTGCCTCCAGTCAATACCCGGCGCAGCGCAGCGACTTCCTCGCTCAGTAGCCGGTTTTCTTTCTCGGTGTGGGATTCGAGTTTGCGGATGCTGGCCAAGTCATAGCTGCGGTCGTGCAGCATCCAGAGAAGCGGCGCCTCGTTGCCGCAAAAATCCATGATCTGCGTGAACTTGGGCCAGACAATGCCCTCACCACCTGATGCCCAGCGCGAGAACTGCGCCTTGTCCAGCTTGAGCGCGGACTGGACTTCCTTGGGCTCGTAACCAGCGGCCTTGACGCATAGCTCTATGGCGTCGCCCAGGCTCTTCTCGCGGCTGATTTCCTGCGGCGTGATCTCGACGGGGAATGCGATTTGGCCCATGCTCTCAAATCAGTTGTGTGGTGTTGAGAGGCTTGTCCGGGCAAAACTGAATGCATGGACAAAATGCACATCACGCCCTGGATTCACATTGCCGACGCCCTGCCCCGCTGCCTGGTCAATCAGGCACGCGCCGCGGCGAATGAAGGCCTGTTTCATTCAGACCTCGACGACGGAAAGCTCGAGCTGGCGCTCAACGTAGTCGCGCTCGAATTGGTGATGGGCGGCCGTGCCCGCCGGGTATGGGTTTGCCTCCCACATCGGGCGGCGGTCGTCTACGGCCTGGCGTGCCAAGTCGCGGATGGTGTCGCGGGGGACGATGGGCTCCATTTAGGCCGCTCCCTGCTCTGCCGGGGTTGGAACTGGGGGGGCGCCTTCGGTACCGATAAGTTCACGCTCTTTCTTGCGCGCGAGTGCCGCATAAACGCGATCAGAGATTCGGGCCGACAAGGTGTCTGGCCAGTCGCTCACGGCTTGATATGTGATGCCGATTTCCTCGGCAGCGGCAGTTACCGTTCCACCAAGCAATTCAATGGCTTTTGTCTTGAGCATGCTGTATTAAAGCATGCTTTACTACAAATTGCAAGCATTCTTTAAAGCCATAGGCAAGAATTCTTTAATGGACACCTATGGCGAACGTCTGGGGGCTGCTCTTCAAGCGAAGGCAAACGAACCGAATGGGAAGGGGAAGGATCGTGCTTGGCTTGCCAAAGAGATGGGAATCTCAGTCCAGGCGCTCGGTCAGGCGATTAGCGGCAAGACAAAGGCTCACACTGCAGAGCATCATGAGTTAGCTGTCAGGGCGCTTGGATGCAATGGATTCTGGCTTGCTACCGGAGAGGGGCAAATGAAGGCTGCCCCCAGTGAGTTAGACCAAACGACAAAGGAGGCGGTTAAATTGATGCAATCGATGACCCCGGGCCAAAGAGAGGGTGCCCTATCGACTCTTCGAACCTACCAACAAAACCTCGCGCCCCCCCATGACGGCCAAGCTCTACAAGTGGCCGCTAAATAAAGGTAGGGGAGACAGGGGATCACAAAAATACAAAGATCCCGCACAACATGAGATCAGTTTCGTTGGGCGCAAGCCGGTACAGCTAGTGCTGGTTGGGATGGACTCGTAACAAAGGAGCTGGAAATGAAGATAATTATTATCTTTATAGCAACATGGGCATTGGAGACAGTGGCTGCAGCGGGAGGTTATTTCCCGCCATCAGATCAAAGTCGGCAACCTGATGCATTGACAATTTGTCAATCAACCGAGAAATACCGTGTCTTTAAGGCCCAACAAGACGTTGTAGATACGCTAAGCCAAATCGAGGCGCTTAAGCAAGAACGTCTCCAACAGCATCGGATCACAATAGAGTCTGGCGTTCGTAACTTGCGTGCTGAATATGAAATTGGCGCCCAGATTGTCACTGCAAACGACGATCTAAAGATTTACTGGCGACAATATAAAGAGCGCGGCGGCAAGGCATCGAGCCCCCAAAAAATACCGACCAATTTGGTCGATCCGTGCGAAAACGTCATCGTCCAATGAAGCTTTTGATGCCAGTGGCTGAATTGATGAAGACAGCCTTCGCCTGCCTATTGCTGGCGGCGGCCATTCTTCCCCAGGTATCCGAGGCCAGGATCAAGCGCAGCCAGAGCGCCATCGTGGAGTTCAAGCGAGAGCACCCCTGCCCCGGCCACGGGCGAGCCCAAGGGGCCATGCAAGGGCTACGTGATAGACCATATCAAGCCGCTGGCCTGCGGGGGCGCCGATGCGCCGGCAAATATGCAGTGGCAGACCACGGCCGACGCCAAGGCCAAGGACAAATGGGAACGCCGGGAATGCGGTAAATAGACCGGCAAATCCCAATCCAGACCCGCTTCGGCGGGTTTTTTGTTGCTTTTTCTAGGTGTTTTCCCTAATTTCATCAAATAAATTAAAGAATGCTTGCATACTATATGAAAGTATGCTTTAATTCATTGCAATGCAGCAAACCGCTGCCAAGGAGTGAAAGATGGAACAAGTCAGCACCTGGAGCCAAGACTGCGCACGCGGCCTGGCTCATCCTGATTCTGTAGCCGCACGCCGGCAACGCATCGCCGCCGCCCAAGCCGCCGAGACGCGGCGCACGAAAAGACTCAATCACGCCCATTGCCTGATTCTCGAAAACCTCGAAACCGAGGTCGATGTGATCAGCCTCTTGCATGCCGTGAGTTGCAAGCTGGCCAAGCTGCACGGGCCTACGTCCTATCTCCACCCGCTGGTGACGCAGCTTGACGAGTTGGCGGATTCCATCGAATTTCCAGAGCAGGTGCCGGCATGAAAGCCGCATACGGGCGCCTGTACTCTATGCCGTTGCCCGCGTTGATCGCCCTGGTGCTGTTCTTGGTGGCCAGTGCATGTGAAGTGCGGGCCGGCGAGTTCACCGTCATGGGTGGCGCGTCTTTCTTCCGGCCGCCTGAGACGGGCACCTACTGGAACAACAACCAGAGCTACGTCAACAATTTCACGCCGCTCGCCTATGCGCTGCGCTATGACATGGCGCAAAAAGACAGCTACAGCCTAGGCGTCCAGTACACCAACTTTGGCGAAGTCACCATGGACGACATGGCGGTATCCGTGGATGGGCCAGCCACGGGGGGCTACCTGCCCGCAACAGGCGGCTGCGTCGGCCCTTGCGCCTCCCTATATCGGTTCCGCATGAAAAGCAGCGCGCAGTCCGTTGCAATGCTTGCTGTCAAGCACTGGGGCAACTGGTCGCTTGAAGGCGGCGTCAACATTTACGAAGTCAAAACCTCGGGCATCGCCACAGCCGGGCCAACCCTTATCTACCGATTCCCCGACACCACCTTTGTTTACGCCATGCCGGTGCTTGGCGCGGCCTACCGCCAAGGCCCATGGTCAGTCCGCGTGCAGATCTGGTGGATGCCATCGCCCAATGACACCCCCGGCGCCTTCACCGAAGACGCCCAGCCCACGCTCTTGATCGGATATTCACTATGAGGCGCGCCGACAACCTTGCATTCCGGCTCTGGTCCTCAGCCTTTCTGCTGGCCGCGCTGATCATGACGATCGCCGCCATCCGCTATGACCGTCTTGTCAATCACCAGTATGAACACGCCGAAGCAATGCGCCTGGAGGCCCAGCAAAGGGAACAAGAGCGCGTGGCCCGATTCGAGAAAGCCGCCGACAAGATGTGTGATGGTGGTTGGTATCGACTCAACGAATACACGATCCAGTGCGCCCTGCACAACGGCCAAAGATTGCCCATCGTTAAACAGGTGCGGCTATGAACACGATACACGATGAATCTCTGCTGAGTTCTGACGACATCTACGCCATGGTCTACATAGCGTTGTGGTTTGCCGCCTGCATTGTCTTCGCGATTGCTTGCTCCTTCATCGTCTGGAATCTCGATGAAGTTTGGTCCGCCTTACGCACGGCTGGGCACGCAGTTCGTGATTTCGTGGAGCAACCGTTTTGGATGCTTCTTAGTGTTTCGTTTTAACTGGAGAAAAAAGTGAGCAACGATATTGCAACGGCACCCAGCGTCTCGGAATTCAGCAAATTCCTAGACAAGTTCAAGCCACAAATGGCACTCGCACTCCCTGCGCATTTGAATGTTGATCGCATGGCGCGTCTTGCGCTTACTGCGTTTAGCACCAATGCCAACCTTCAACAGAGCACGCCTCAGAGCATTTGCGCTTCACTGATGACGGCTTCAACGCTGGGTCTTGAGCCCGGTGTGAACGGCCAGGGTTATTTAATCCCCTACTTCGACAATCGCCGCAAGGCCTATATCTGCCAGTTCGTTCCTGGTTGGAAGGGGTTGGTCGATATTGCGAATCGCTCCGGTCGTTGCTCTGTCTGGACAGGGGCGGTGTTCGATGGTGACGATTTCGACTACTCGCTCGGCGACAACCCGTTTATCAAGCACAAACCGGGCGACGAAGACCGATCTGAGGCTATCACCCATGTCTATGCAGTCGGGCGCGTGCGTGGCAGCGATTACCCGGTCATCGAAGTTTGGACCGTTTCGAAGGTCAGGAAACACCGCGACCACTACAACAAGGTTGGCGACAAGCACTACAGCTTCCGCGACTGGGAAATGTACGCGCGTAAGGTGCCGCTGCTGCAAGTGCTCAAGTACATGCCGGCTTCCATCGAATTGAACAACGCAATTACCGCAGCCAACGCTGCCGAAATGGGGAAAAACACCATCATCGATGGCGACATCGTCACGATCTTGGACGATGACGGATCACCGGATGAACGTTCCGGAAACAAGACCATCCCGGCCTGCACGCCCGAGTCATTCGCCAAGAACTCTGTCGCCTGGAAAAAGGCTGTCGAGTCCGGCAAGAAGTCGGTCAACGACCTGATTGCCACCATCCAGACCAAGGAACTGCTGACCGATGACCAGAAGGTCGAGATCGCGTCCTGGGCTCCCAAAGCAGCACCACAAGGGGAATAGCCATGAAAATCCATGAACTTGCCCAGGGCAGCCCGGAGTGGCACGCCCACCGCGCCACCCACTTCAACGCCAGCGATGCGCCGGCCATGATGGGGGTCAGCCCCTACAAGACCCGCACCGATCTGCTGCACGAAATGCACACCGGTCTGGTGCCAGAGGTTGACGCCGCCACGCAGTGCCGCTTTGATGATGGCCACCGCTACGAAGCCCTTGCGCGCCCGTTGGCCGTGCAGATCATTGGCGAAGACCTGTACCCGATCACCGGCTCCAGCGGCAAGTATTCGGCCAGCTTCGATGGCCTGACCATTACTGACGAGATCGTCTTCGAGCACAAAAGCCTGAATGACGAACTGCGCGACGTGTTGCCCAAGACGGTAGAAGGCGGCACGTTCGATGCACCGCCCAACTTGCCAAAGTTGTATCGCATCCAGATGGAGCAGCAACTCATGATTTCCGGGGCTGTGAAGTGCCTGTTCATGGCATCCAAATGGAACGGCGACACGCTGGTCGAAGAGCGCCACTGCTGGTACATGCCCGATGACGAACTGCGTTACCAGATCATCGCCAGTTGGGAACAGTTCGCCCACGACCTCAAAGAATACCAGCCCGCGCCAGCCGCGCCCGTCGTGATGGCCGCTCCAGTGCAGGCGCTGCCCGCCGTGCTGGTCCAGGTCACTGGTGAGATCACGGTACGCGACAACTTCAAGGTCTTCGAAACCGCGCTGCGCGACTTTATCGAGCACCGCCTGATCCGTGAGCCCAAGACCGACCAGGACTTCGCCGACCTCGAACTGCAGATCAAGGCGATGAAAGCCGCCGAGGAAGCCCTGGATTCCGCCGAGGCCCAGATGCTGGCTCAGGTCCAGGCCGTTGACATGGCGAAGAAGACGAAGGACATGCTGCGCGAGCTCACGACTGAAAACCGCATCATGGCCGAAAAGCTGGTGAAGTCCGAGAAGGAACGCCGCCGCGGCGAGATCGTGCAATCCGGCGTCAAGGCGCTGGCGCAACATATTGACGCGCTGAATGAGCGCATTGGGAAAGTCTACATGCCAATCAATTGCATGGCCGCCGACTTTGCTGGCGCCATCAAGGGCATGAAGTCCATGTCCAGCATGGAAAACGCGGTAGCCACCGAACTGGCGCGCGCCAAGATCGAGGCCAATGCCGTGGCTGACCGCATCCAGGTGAACCTGAATTACTTGGCCGAGGATGTCCCGCAAGGGCATGCGTTTCTTTTCGCAGATTTGCCGACCATCGTGCTCAAGGCAAACGACGATTTCCGCGCCGTGGTGGACAGCCGGATTGCAGCGCACAAGGAAAAACGGGAGCGCGATGAAGCCGAAACCCGTGAGCGCATCCGCAAGGAAGAGCAGGATCGCATTGCGCGCGAGGCTGTTGCTGCCGCATCCAGTCCAGTGCTATCCGAAAAATCTGTTGCTGATCAAAATGCGAGCGCGTTCGTTGATGCTGTTGAAGCTGTGGGCACCAATGTCGCGTCTGCACCAGCCGGCCAGCCTACCGCACCCGAATCGGCCAGCGTACCAAAACTCGCAACGGGTCAAGTTATTGCGCCATCTGGCCGTGTAGTCGAACCGTTACCTCATGCCCCATCACCGACCAGGGCAGCGCTGAATAACCATCTTGACGCACTGAACGAACCGGATTTGAAGCGTGTCCTGAGTTTTGTTCAGTCAAGGTTTCCCATGCCAGAAGCGCAGGCAGCCTGATCCAGTTCCCCAACCCACCAGGAGTAAACCGTGAACAGTGAAAACCCCAACATCCTTGTCCCCGAAACCATCGGCACGCCCTTCGAAGGCGGCTTCTATGGCGGCAAGATCAAGATCGGCCTCGCCATCTTTGCCATCGTCTGGGCTCCCAAGGCCGAAGGCGAGATTGCCGGCAAGTGGATGGACACCTACAAGGACGTGCCCGGCGCTACGAGTTGTTTTGACAGCATGGCCAATACCAAGGCCATGGCCGAAGCCGGCAGTCCCATCGCATTGAAGGCCCTGGCTGCCGACATTGGCGGTCACAAGGACTGGTGCATCCCGGCCCGTGACGTGCTCGAAATGGGCTATCGCTACCTCAAGCCGACGACCGAAGAGAACTGCTGCAGCTTCCGCAATGGCGACAACGCCAGCAGCATCCCTGCCGGCTACCCATACACCGAGGACAGCCCGGTCCAGACCACCGCAGAGCTATTCTGTGACGGCGGCTCCGAGGCCTTTGAAGAGACTTGGTATGCAAGCTCTACGCAGTACTCCGAGAACGGCGCCTGGGATCAGCACTTCGACGACGGCTTCCAGGACTTCAACTTCAAGAGCTACGAGCGCCGGTGCCGCTTCGTCCGCTTGATTCTTATTTCTTGAATCCTTCAATCCTTTAACTCCCGGAGCCAACAATGCACATCGAAAACATGACCATCAACATCGGGCGCGACAACCCGATGTTCCGCGCCATGATGGCGGCCATCCTGTCACAGCCAGCAGGCGACGACAGCGCACCCAAGCCAGAACGCAGCCAGACCAACCCGCCGCGCATTGGCGAGTACTGGGCTGGCCAGGGCGGTATCTATGCCGGCGTGGCACGTGGCCGTGACGGCGACGCCGACTATCACCTGATCCTTGCCGAAGCCACACCCGAGCAGGATTTCGCCTGGCAGGCCGCGCTCGATCACGCCAAGACCATCGAAGCTGACGGTCACAAGGACTTTGCGGTGCCCACGCGCTGGGAATCCGCCCTGCTCTATGCCAACCTGCAGGACAAGCTGAATACCGACTATTGGCACTGGACATCGACGCAGTACTCCGAGAACGACGCCTGGGTTCAGCTCTTCAGCTACGGCTTCCAGCGCAGCTTCAGCAAGAGCTACGAGCGCCGGTGCCGCTTCGTCCGCAGATCAGTCCTTTAGCCCTTTAGTGCTTTAGGTATGTCCCTCCACACTGAATTGCCGATCTACAAGAAAGGCGTCGAGCTTGTCTCGCTGGCCTTTCATGTCCAGACCCAGATGCGGCGCGAGTTCAAGCGCACGCTGGGCGAGAAGATTACCTCGCATTGCACGGAAATGGTCAACTTGATGGCGCTGGCGAATGCCACGCGCGGTCACCAGCGCGCGGCTCACATCCGCACCCTACTGGAGATTCAGCACGCCACAACGGTGCTGCTCAGAGTCAGCCATGACGCAAGACTGATTCCGCCCAAGTTGTGGGGTCAGTCGGTGCAACTTCTGGAAGGGATCGGCAAGCAGGGTGGTGGTTGGTTGAAATCAAGCGAGAAAGCGCCTGCCGTATGACGCTCAAGAGCCTCATACCCGTGCGCACATTGAATCTGGTCGCGCCGCTGCCCCACGAAGGCACCGCCATGCACGCCACAGATACCGCTGCGCCCGCGCAGGCCCGGTCTGGTGCAGTTACCCCCGTGATCGGCTCCGGCCTTCGCAGGGGCGACGTAGATAGCGCGAAAAAACGCAGTACTCCGAGAACGACGCCTGGGATCAGCACTTCAACAACGGCAACCAGAACAACAACAACAAGAGCTACGAGCGCCGGTGCCGCTTCGTCCGCAGAATCAAACTCGCCCACATTCGACCAGCTCGTGCAGGCCTATCTGGACTGCCGTCAGCACAAGCGCAACAGCTCAAGCTGCCAGGCTTTTGAAGCCCACCTGGAGCGCAACCTATGCGCCATTCATGACGAACTGACGTCTGGCACCTATCGCCCGGGTCGATCCATCTGTTTCGTGATCACGAGGCCTAAGTATCGCGAGGTCTGGGCCGCCGAATTTCGGGACCGCATTGTCCACCACCTGCTCTACAACCACATCGCGCCGCGTTTCATCGCTGGATTCGTGACCGGCAGCAGCGCCTGCATCCCGGGCCGCGGCACGCTCTACGCTGCCCAGCGCCTGGAGCATGGCATCCGGTCGATCACCCAGAACTGGAGCCGGCCGGCGTTCTATCTCAAGATGGACCTGGCCAACTTCTTCGTCGCCATCGAAAAGAACGTACTATTCGCCCAACTTGCGGCCAAAGTGCACGAGCCCTTCTGGCTGGACCTGGCTGGCAGGATCCTGTTTCACGATCCCCGCGAGAACGTCGAGGTGCGCGGCAGCCGCGAACTGCTGGCCCGCGTGCCGGCGCACAAGAGCCTGTTCAACGCGCCAGCCGACACCGGCCTGCCGATCGGCAACCTATCAAGCCAGTTCTTTGCCAACGTGCACTTGAACCTGCTGGACCAGTTTTGCGTGCACCAGCTCAATGGCCGTCATTACGTGCGCTATGTCGATGACTTCATCCTGCTGGACACGTCGGCGCAGCGCCTGAATGCCGCGCATGACCGGATTGCCGAGTTTCTGCCGGCCCGGCTGGGCGCGCACCTGAACCCGAAAAAGACCATCCTGCAGCCCGTGGATCGCGGCGTTGACTTCGTTGGCCACGTCATCAAACCCTGGCGCCGCACCACGCGCAGGCGCACCTTAAACACCGCCATATCCCGACTTCACACCATGTCACCGGATGACACTTTCGAGTCCGGTAACAGCTATCTGGGGCTGGTGCGGCAAGCCAGTCACAGCCACCGGGAACAGGCGGCTGTCGCCAATGTGCTGCGCTGGCGCGGGCATGCCGTGGCTGGCGACCTGGGAAAAGTTTTCAAAAGGACATCATGCTGACACCCCAATTCCTCCTACCCATCCACCGCGAACTGGTGATTGACCTATTCGCCGGCGGCGGTGGTGCCAGCACCGGTATCGAACAGGCCACGGGCCGCGCGCCTGACATCGCCATCAATCACGACCCCGAGGCTGTGGCGCTGCACCAGGCCAACCACCCACAGACACTGCACCTTTGCTCTGACGTGTTCGAGGTCGATCCCCTGGCCGTAACCGATGGCCAGCCCGTGGGCCTGCTGTGGGCCAGCCCGGACTGCAAACACTTTTCAAAGGCGAAGGGCGGCAAACCCGTCAGCAAGAAAATCCGTAGCCTGGCGTGGGTGGTGGTGAAGTGGGCCAAGCTGGTGAAGCCGCGCGTGATCTGCCTGGAAAACGTCGAAGAATTCCAGACCTGGGGCCCCCTCAACGCCGACAACATGCCGTGCCCGTTGCGCAAGGGCCGCACCTTCAAGCGCTGGGTCAGCAGCCTGCGCAACCTGGGCTACGTGGTGGAATGGCGCGAACTGCGCGCCTGCGACTACGGCGCCCCAACGATCCGCAAGCGCCTGTTCCTGGTGGCGCGCTGCGACGGCCAGCCCATCGTGTGGCCCGAAGCCACGCACGGCGCGCCCGACAACCTGCCAGTCAAGACCAAGAAGCTCAAGCCCTGGCGCACGGCCGCCGAGTGCATCGACTGGAACATCACCGCGCCAAGCATTTTCGAGCGCAGCAAGCCACTGGCGGACGCCACCTGCCGGCGCATCGCCAAGGGCATCATGCGCTACGTGGTGGACGCCGCCGAGCCGTTCATCGTGCCGATGACGCACACCGGTGGCGACCGCGTGCAGGCCAGCACCGACCCGCTGCGCACCATCACGACCGCCCAGCGCGGCGAGTTTGGGCTGGCAGTGCCCACGCTGATCCAGACCGGCTACGGTGAACGCCCCGGCCAGTCACCGCGCGTGCCCGGCCTGGACAAACCCATCGGCACGCTGGTCGGCGGCCAGAAGCATGCGCTGGTGTCGGCATTCCTTGCCAAGCACTACACGGGCGTGGTGGGCTCAGACATGGCCGACCCGATGGCTACCGTCACCAGCGTGGACCATCACAGCCTTGTGACGGCAACCATGGTGACCAATACCACTGGGCACCCAGGCGCGCCGCCCAGTGAACCCATGCGCACGATCACCACCGGTGGCCACCAAGCACTGGTCACGGCCAACCTTGTAGGCGTCGGTGCCCGTGCCGGCCAGAGCCGCCCGCGCGGCATACCTGAGCCGCTGGCCACCATCACAGCCAAGGCAGATGTGGCGCTGGTCACCAGCCACATGCTCAAACTGCGCGGCGACAACGTGGGCAGCGCAGCCGACGCACCGCTGCACACCATCAGCGCCCAAGGAACACACCATGCCGAAGTGCGCGCCTTCTTGATCAAGTATTACGGCACCGATCAGGATCCGCGCCTGCTGGAACCCATGCACACGGTACCGACCAAAGACCGCTTCGGTCTGGTCATGGTCAAGGGCGAACCCTACGCCATCGTGGACATCGGCCTGCGCATGCTGGCGCCGCGCGAGCTCTACCGCGCCCAGGGATTCCCAGAGGACTACCGCATCGACTTCGGCGCCGACGGCCGGCCGCTCACCAAGACCGCCCAGGTCCGCATGTGTGGAAATTCCGTTTGCCCGCCGCTGGCCAAGGCCATCGTGGCGGCGAACTACAGCGAAATCGCAGTTGTGAGGATTGCAGCATGACCGACCGCCCCATTCTTTTCAGTGCCCCGATGGTGCGCGCCCTGCTTGATGGCAGCAAAACACAGACGCGGCGAGTCGTAAAACAAGATGGAATTGCAGCCATTGAGTATCTAGGCGGTCAGTGCGACAACGAGCCGATAACGACGGACGACTTCTCGATTGAATGGTCAGAGAGCTACGATGAGGATGGTGGGAAACGCAAGAAGTATCGGGCGCAATGGTGTGTACGGTCGGCGGACTATCCCGAGGAGGGCGTTCTGCCAATCGGCAGCGCCTATGGCCAGCCTGGCGACAGACTCTGGGTGCGCGAGACATGGCAAGGGCCGATCCTTGACTGCGAAGAGCATGAGGTTCAGTTTCGCGAGGATGGACCGGAGGCATTTAAGAAGCCTGGATTTTGCGCATACCGAGCAACTGACAAGCTTGATGCGATTGACGCGGATGGAAAGGAACTCGGTTGGAGGCCTTCCATCTTCATGCCACGATGGGTCAGCCGCATCACTCTGGAAATTACCGGCGTGCGCATCGAGCGGCTGCAGGACATTAGCGATGCAGATGCCATTGCAGAGGGCATCCCGCGTGGCGGTCCAGAAAACCCTGATGGCATTGAGCGGCTCGAATATCGCACCCTCTGGGAACAGATCAACGGCCCCGGCTCATGGGAGGCAAACCCCTGGGTGTGGGTGATCGAATTCAAACGGGTGAAACCATGAAAACCTTCATCCCCCTGCTCGTAGACCACGACGAGCCGCTGCCGGACCTTGCCAAAACCGTCATGAACCGGGTATCGACTCTTCAAGGCGTCAATGACAATGGAGTACATCTATTTCCGGTGACACAGACCATCAAACCGCCTACTCATGCCGATGGATCGCCAATCGATTTTTGGGATGTGTGGAACAAGTTGCATGGTATCTCCAAAGATTTCGAGGGTTCCGATGTTTGCTATTCGGATAATGACTCTGGATATTACGGCGCCATCCTTGAAGCAATGAATATTGTCGGGTGGCTTCGAGATTTTGATGAGGCAGTACCACACCCACCAGCCGACGACACCCTAAAAACCTATGAGGAAATAATGGATCTGGTCGCGGCCCGGTCCAAGGCCCTTGAACTTTCGTCGAAAGGCACCGGGAGTTTCAGCGGAGACATCCAACTCATTGGCGACTGGTGTACTGCTGACAATGCCCTTCGCGCCAGGATCAAATCGATTCTTGGGCTTGAAGCCGCCCCTGAGTCGAAAATGCTGTCGGCTTTGGAGGGGCCTGCCTGATGTTCCTCACCGACGACGAACTGGTAGAGCTCACTGGTTACCGACAGCCGGCCAAGCAGTGCGAGCACCTCCGGGCCCAGCGAATCCCATTCCACACGAACAGGGCTGGACATCCCCGGGTGGCAAGGGCTATCCTTGAGGGTCGCAAAGCCACGGAAAAGCCAAAAGACACCTGGAACCCGACATGGGCCGCAAGCCAAGCAAGAACCTGAACCTGCCCCAGCGCATGCGCGCGCGGGTGCGCGGCGGCACGACCTACTACTTTTACGATACCGGCGGCAAGCCACGTAGGGAAATATCTCTCGGCACCGACTACATTCTGGCCATCCAGCAGTGGGCGACGCTGCACGAAGCTATTGCGCCAGAAAAGCCGACATTCTCATGGGCGATTTCGAAGTACAAAGAATCCCCGGCTTGGCAAGAACTGAGCCTCGGCACGCAAGCCGACTATGGGTTCGCCTTCGACAAACTCAATGCGTATTTTGGCAGCGCGCCGCTCGATGAGGTGCGCACCAGCCACTTCGTGATTTACATCGACTTGCGCAGCAAGCAAAGCCGCCACCGCGCCCTGCGCGAAAAGGCCGCGGCTTCGATGCTGTTTAGCTGGTGCGTGATGCGTGAGTATTGCGCCATCAACCCAGTAGCCGCGATCAGGACCAAGCGCCTGCCTGGTCGCAAGAAAATCGTCATCACCGATGAAATGTTCGAGTCCGTTTACTCGAAAGGCAGCGACGCGCTGCGCGAGGCAATGGACTTGGCCTACTATCTTGGCCAGCGGCCGGCCGACGTGCTGAAACTCAGCGAGACCGAGATTCGCAACGCCTTCATGGACTTTAGCCAGAACAAGACCGGCACCAACATGCGAATCGCCGCGACCTCCAACGACCTGGAGGATCTGATCAAGAGGATTGCCAAGCGCAAGAGCCAGTTTGCCGTGCACTGTATGCAGCTACTGGTCGACGAGGGCGGCAAGCCCATGACTAAGGCCAAGCTACGCAGTCGATTCGAAGCCGCGCGCGACGCCGCCGGCATCGACGGCGCCAAGTTCCAGTTCCGCGATTTGCGACGCAAGGCCGGCACCGATGTGCGCGAGCAAGTCGGTTTGGAGGCAGCGCAGGATTTGCTGGGGCATCAGTCGATCACGATGACGGAGCACTATACCGGCGGGCGTGGCAAAAAGATTTCATCAATACCCAAGAAGGGAGGGACGTGATGTTTTACACGACCGAGAAACTATATCGGGCCACAGGCTGCAAGACAGACGACGGGCTCAGGGTCTGGCTTTCGTCGGCAGGAATTCCTTACTCAGAAAACGGGGCAGGCCGACCGCAAGTGACTGAACAGTTCTCGCACATGGTCGAAAAGGCGTCAGACCCTATCGATCGCCTCCTTGGTGGAATCCAGACGTTGAAACGCC